TCCATCTCGGTAGCCGTGAGAGCGGAACCTTTGACTAATCTTTTAACTAGAGTAATTGAACTTGGCATTAGCTTAAACTTGGTTGTCTTATTTCACTTGTACTTTTGACCATACTAACATCGAAAGTTCGAGCAGCTAGTCTTGCGTTTTTATATTCTGTTGCTGTTACCTCATCTTGAAACAAGTGACTTCTAAAAAAACAAGGTACTAAATTTCGTGTCGCTGGAGTTGTTATCTGAAACCCATTAACTAATGTAGTCGGAGTGCTGTAAGGGTTTGCATATCCATAGATCTTAATTGTTATTATAGCGTTCTCTTCTTGTTGGCTGGCTAATTGAAGTAAGTAACCTCTGAAATCTTTTTCATTATAAGCATCACCAAAGTTAGCAAGCCCTCCCTTGATTGTACTTGGGTAAGCTACTTGTGTAGTGGAATAAGAGTTAGTTCTTCTGTAATAGATAGCTTTCTTATTGCTCCACTCAGAAACAGTTTCGTTTGCTAGACCGTATCTAAATAAAGTTCCTCCTGCTGTTCCCATTACAAACCAATCTTCATTAGTTAATGGTGGCTTTTTAATACTTGCCGCCGCACTAAAAGTCCCTGATGTAGTTGATGCTGTTCCGTTTCTATAATCATAACATATAGCTGAGTCATCTGTTAGTGATGTGAAACAAAACCAAACCTCATTGGTAAGAACATTGTCAGCGGCAAATACAGAGTTCGTTGCTGCAATCTCATTCTGTTTATAAAAAATATCTTTAACACTAGCCAAAGCACTTATCTCTTTTGGCCCTCTACTTGTAAGGTCGAATGAATAAAAACTGTCACGACCTGCATAGATATGAGTGTTTTTTACAGAGATTAAAGTGTGCTTGTAATACAGGGCTTGAGTACTAGGTATTGTTATTACCCTAAACTTAAACGGAATGTTACTATTGCCTGTGTATTGACCAATGAAAATTGATGTGTCCTTGTAGACTACCAAATTATTCTGAAGCGGAGCCATGTGAACAATCCCAGATCCATCACCCATTAAATCTTCAAAGCCTATAATACTACCGATCTCACTTGTTTGTACTACAGAGGCATCGCTTACTGTGGTTGAAGCTTCAGCATCTAGGAATATTGTTTGATTGTTTGTTACCCCTGCAATGTTAGCTGATAAGTTTCCTCCATTAGTTCCAGCACCAACAATAGTAATCTGATCTCCTACTTGATACGACTTTGCTGGGTAGCTTAGTGTTAACGTCTGCTCTCCGCTTGAAATACTTCCTGCTGTTGATGCAGAAAATTTTAAAGGCTCCCTAATCTGCGACCAAATAAGTCTGTTATTAAACTTGGTTGTGTTTGCAGTAACCACTCCGTAAGCAGATCCACCTGACATCCATGTTTTTAAATCATCAATTTGATCTATATCAGCAAGCATTAGGATGCCATTATAAGCAGTGATTGATCCTACACTAGCGACCCCGTTCTCTCTAAGTTCGTACAAAGGAGTAACTTCCAGGTGTTCAACTCGATATGAAACAGGTAGGTCAACACCATTATTAAGAATAGTGTACCCATTTAAATTAACTGCTTGCCACCTGTTACCACTTGAACTGAATCCGCTTCCTATAGTTATCCAGTTATCAGGTGTATTATCAAAGTAATCTATTGCATTCCAGTTAGCACCAGCACCAACACAAGCTGACTGAGTACTATGAGAACTTACTGAGCATTCATGGGTGACATAATCGCCTGATACATAGGTTACATCATCGCTCTTTTGGTATCTGTAAAGGTGTGTCTTTGTTCCAACAATGATTGCCACCTCTCCATTAGGGCGGCGTACCATGTGTACTAAATTAATTTCACTGCTAGTAGGAACAGCGTTACCAGTTACGTCACTTGATCCTGATGGACTAAAGTAATCGTACCCTTCTCGCCTTACCTCTTGATCCAAGTCCCTACGCCAATCGAGCTTCTGAACATAGTTAGCAGGGCCAGCAAATTCATGGGACAATGCAGTAAATAATTGCCCTCCATCAGTTGGCTTTGCCGTTATGTGTTTGTATCTTGCCACTAGCTAATGTCGTAGATTGCACCCCAGCCACTACCGCCTCGCCTGTTGTAAGGTTGGCCTGATTGCGTCCCTGCTCCACCCCAACCATAACCAGAGCCTCTTAATTGATTCTTTTCACGATGCTCATTTTGCACTCCATCTTGAACAGTTATTATATCATTTGAATCACCTTGAGTTACTTGAACTTGGCCGCCTAAAGCACCTTGACCTTTGTAAGAAGCCCCGCCGTAGCCTCCGTAAGCTGCACCTGCATCTGATTGTCCGTGAAACGCTTCGCCTCTGTCTCCACCTGCTTGGCCGTCGACCTTTTTTGTGTAGTTGGTTGTTCCACCTGCGTTGTATGGAGAGGTTAACGCCGGGGCCACACCTCCTGCCCCTCCAACTGAATGATGATTATTACCGCCTTGGTCGGTTGCCCCTGATCCCCCGGGAGCAGTTGCCCGAAGTGTGTGAAGTATATTACCGCCATTTGTACCTGTTAGCTGCCGAAAATCTGTGGCTGCACCAGAAGCGATTGGAGTATTTGAATTTCCCGCCCCTCCTAAAGATCCAGCCCCAACTTTAAGCATGAAAACTTGCCCCGCAGAAACATTAAACTCTGCCTCACAATAAGCACCACCACCACCCCCGGCACCTGCTTGGCTTGACGAGTCAGTAGCCCCACCTGCCCCTGCTCCCTGTAAACAAACCCTAATTTTAGTTACCCCTGTTGGGACAACCCAATGCGCGTTTACGTTTGCGTGAGTCACCTCCAGCATTGGAACCATTGATGTCTCACTCTCGAATGTAGGAGCGGCGTTGTTTCCGTTAGACTTGAGAACTTTACCTGTTGAATTAGAGTCTGCTGTTATTGCTGCCGCAGCACCACTAGACCCATACCCTAGTACTCCTGCTGATGAATGTCCTTTAATGTGTGAAACCTCTACGCCAGCAGTTTTAATTGAAAGTGTGTTACTGCTTAATTCTATGGAACTCGCATCACCAACATCAACATTAAGCATTGAGCCATGAACTGCACTTGAACCTATTGTAACAGCACCAGTGTTTGCCATTGTGACATCACCAGATAGAGATGCAGCGGTAAATCCTGTGCCATCCCCAATTAATATCTGTGTATTACCTACAGCTTTATCACTAGGGGCACCAGATGAGTTAGCATCACGAACTTTGACGGTGTTTGCCGCCATATCTGCCATGTTTGCATTATTAATATTTAACCCATTTATCTTAGCAAAAGGAATTTCATCATCAGCTATGGACAACTTACTGTAAGGTATGCTCCCTGCTAATTTAGCTGCGGTAATACTCCCTGCCAGATCAGCGTTAAGAATTGCTCCTGTAAGATTAAGTTTACTGTAAGCAATAGCAGCAGAAGTATTAACCATAGCATTTGTAATAGCATTATTCGCTACACTCCCTACGGTAACAACACCTGCATTAGTTATGGTAGCATTGCCACTCATTGCGACAGCCGCACCTTTATTACTGGCATTACCTACAACAATCTTGGAACTGTCTATGGCTATATCATCTAAAGCTACATCACTTTTCTCCTGCCATTTAAGATATGTCCCATCACTTGAGGCATCTTCGTTCCAGATATAAAACTTAGCTTCACCAGAAGTACCTAACCTTCTTATCCAAATATAATCTTTCCATGCCGCTGTCTTTGCAGCATCAGGCACGTTTGGACTTCCACTATCCGTATCTGTGGTATTAATTAAACTCATTGTAATTTACGAGGTAGCACAGGCTAAACTTGTAGACCCCGCTGGAGGGTTGGTTCTTATTGCCTGTCTCCCAAAGCTATTGATGTAAAGTTCCTGCCTCTTCTTTTGAAATGTTCCATAGTAAGACTGAAACAATTTTAAATCCTTATCCACCTCTCTAGTTACCTTAGCTTTTACATATTCTCCTACACATTCAGCCATTGGATCATCATAAGGAACTGTATCTGAGTCAGCGTGATCTGCTGTGAATCCATCCCAATGAATCTGAAGTACTTCGTTTCTATCTAGCTGTGGATATATGTAGAAATCTCCCGACTTACCTATGGCTATAACAGATGCCCCGTTGCTTATTAAAGGGTGGGCACATATTAAATCATTTCTATTTGAGTAAGGATAATTAACAACAGGTGTACGATTGCACCCTTCATTATCAGTGGAAGGAGTTGCTGCTACCTCTGCTGTTGTATAAAAAATTCTGTACGCTTCTTGTGGCCTAGCCTCTGATGGTAATTGTCCCAGACTTGAGTTTCCTTCTGTAGTTAAAGGTTGAAAACCATCAGGGCCAGCTAGGTTATACTTGGTGATGTTACCTTTAGTGTAATGCTCAACATGAGATAGCACCTCGATAACACCTAGCTTGATCATCCGATCTACATACGAAGTAATACCCTGCCTAGTACCATCAACGGTAATAAGTTCTTTAACTGCTGTTTTAAATTGTAACCAAGTCATCTTAATCTTAAAGCTGCGTTCTTCGCTTGCTGCCTACGCCTCCTCATTGCTGCTTGCCTTTGCTTTATTAAACTAGAATTCATATTAGCCTTCCTTCTCTTCCCGAAAGGCATTGGCTTCCGTGGTTTTCTTGGCTTACTTGGCCTACTCTTTGGCCCGAAGGCTTTATTAACCAAACCAACTAAAGGCTTTGATATTAATTCTTCCGTAACTTTAGATGGTACTTTAGACACTGGACCAACTACAGGCAGATCACCTAGTTGTGGTAGCTTTGTGCGGTCTGCTACTTTCCCGTAAGCCCAAGCCCAAGGGTTAGTAGTAGCTCCGTAAATTTCTGACGCTGCTTTAAATAAGTTCGCCATTACTTTTTCTTTCTAGTAACGCCTAGCCTAGTTAACATTGGGTGAATCTCTTCATATCCAGGTTTAACTGTCCCTGTTCCAAACCTAGACTTACCGCTACTGACAGAAGCTCTAACTTGTTTAGTAACTTTTTTTGATTTAGCACTCGCAACATTCTTTCTCTCACCATCCTGTCGTGTTGGGTACTTCCTCTTAGGGCTAGGGGAATCTCTCTTTGTTACATCCTTTGGGTAACTGCGTTTAGGTTTACCAGCCAAACCTGAGAAGCTGGATTTAGGTACTCCTTGTGATACTTGTGATGTTTTTTTTATTCTAGTTCCTTTTGGAGCAGCGGGGCTTCGAGCGGCAGTTTTCCTAGCAGTTTCCTTAGCTTGTTTCTCAGATGCCTTATTCATTGTAACCACATTACGAGCCTGAGTTCTCTTCGCCCGTTCTGCACGTTGTCTTGATCTGCCTGATGCGTATAGTTTCTTAGCCATTATATCTTAGGTTTCTTCCACTTTCTTGCCTTTACCATTAAGTCCTCTGCTAACTCTGGGTAATTACGTTGATTGCCGATGGCTGCTGCCTTGCATTCGCTGTAAGTTGGATTGTTTCTTTGTAGTATATCTAACCCATGTTCCCTCCAGAACTTACTTTTAGCTTCTCTCTCTGCATGAGATTCACTTCTTCTTTGATTTTCTAGATTTAGGTTTAGCAACTTGTTTTACCTCAAGTACATCATCCTCATCTTCTATTGACTGCTTGGGAGCTTGATCCTCCACACGATCCACAACCTGCTGTTCTGACACGCCTTTCAATTGAGGTGATAAGCTCTGCCTCTCTAATTTTTTTTTAGTGCAATCGTCATACTGTTGCTTAGTAAGAGAACTTACCTGACCTTTGCTTACTAGCTTATCAAGTGCGGCTTGTTCAGATATGTCATCTGTTTTGTATACTCCGTACCAACTGCCAGACGTAATATCTACTGCTTCAAAGGTGAAAACATAACCGTCCATTACCTTACCTGAACTAGCATTTCCGCTATAGAATTTCGTAGCCATTAATAGAAAAACTAAATTTAGTGTCACACAAAGTCAAAGAAAAAGGGGCCAGGGCTTTGACACCCCGACCCCAGTAGCAGAGACAGAACAGGTATGGAGCAAAATTAATTACAAAGTAACTGTGGCCCAAGCCCCTTCTTTAAGAAGTTCGTTCATGTCTACGATTTCCATGTAAACTTCCACCTCTCCTGCTGTTAGTTTATCTAGCTTTTCAGCACCAGAGCTAACAGTTGCGGTGAGTGTTCCGCTCAATATGACATCGGTTGTTGCAATAAAGCCATAACCATCACCGTCACCTTGAGGTGTGTATGCATCCCAAGCATCAGCAGTTGCTACAGATTGAGAGTCAATAAACTTATCAGTATCACCTGTGATCCCGAGATCAAATACAGCACTAGCCTGATTAGCAATACCAGTAAAAGCTGTCTTTGTGTAAGCGACTACATCTCTAACAACATATCCTTTTAATAAACCCTTAGCCTGATCCGAAGCATTTTTAGCTAAAGAAGCATTGACCGCCGCCGTTAAAGCGTCATCAGTTGGAGTGTAATCAGTATATGACCAAGTGATTTTATGGGTAAAGTTGTGATTCCTTACGCTATTCTTTAGGTCAGAAAACGTAGCACTTAGTTGTGTTCCAATTAATTTTTCTACTTTCATTGTGATATAAAATTAAGGGCAGGGGCCAGTTAATAGACCCCCACCCTAAGTGTTAACAATTAAGAGACAGTCACATCAGCTCCAGAGACAGTCACACTAGGTGATGCATCGCTGAAGTTTTCGACTATTGCGTGGCGGTTGGTATTACCTACACGAACCTCGAATGTCTTACTATTCAACTGATAGTGGGAGACATTTGGCTGGATGACACAGTTATATATATCATCAGCAGTGTTAGTCTGACGCTTAACGCTCGCAGTCTTGAGGACGTTGATTGCAATATCAGACCAATCAATTAACCAGAGTTGACGGGCTTGGTTCTTGTTAGTGCTAACACCATCATTCAAGCCTAGTGAGGCACCGATCTTATCATCGAAGAATGTATCAGTGAACACAGCCAAGCTGACACCTTGATCTGGTAAGTCATACTTATTGTACTCAAATACAACTTGTCCGTTGAATGTGATCTGTTGTTTCGGCTGCATGAACAGCGTTAAGTCAGCAGAATACTTGGACTTATAGTACTTGGTCATCAAGTCGCGGATCTTGGCAGCAGTAAAGCGGTCAGTCATTGCGTCGATTGTGTCAACAGTACCACCTGAGTTTTCGCGTTCCCGCTTAATCATGTAGCAAGTCTCAAACAGAACATCTAGGTTCAATGCATTTCCTTGGTTATCCCAAGTGCGTGAACACTCAGCTAACTGTGTGCGAATACCAAGTGTGTTGGACTTGTACTCAATAGTTGGAGCAGTAGTACAACCAGCATTATTATTAGGATCAACAACAGTTGGTAGACTTGTATAAGTTTCAACCTTCTGATTGTCATTGATTCTATCACCGTAGAACACAGTGTTCATAAAGGCGTTCTGTTGGTAAGCCTCTTGTTGTTTACGCTGTTGAGCGAGTGGCAACTGACGGAACTTCTTGAAGTACTCAGATGTAAGCGGTGCTTGCAGAGCCTTTAAGTATTCATCGTTATACTGGTGAGTCCAGCGTTGTGTTTGCTGCCAGTATTCAACCAATGTTAGATCATTGACGGCCGGCCCTTGGTGACACCATTTCTCGTAATCAGAAACAGAGTTACCCATAATCATGCCAGTACCTTTAGCGATATTATATCCAGCATCAGCCTTATTTGTAGCTGAAGCTTGTGCCCAATCACCAGAGGATGACGTTTCAATAGGATCACTAGCTGATGATGAAGCGTACTTAGATGGGGCTACAACAAGTCGAGCCTTCTCTGTGTTTCCGCTACCAGTACCACTAGCTGTTCCATCTTCAGCAGCATAAACTTTGTACTGAACATAAGCTATATCAGCACCAGCAGCAGTAGTATTTGTATCGTTACCACCACCTAATTGCCGTCCATTCGTCATAACCGTAAGGTATGCACCTGGATGGAAATACTTGGCAAGGTCTTGAACCTGATTCTTATTAAACTTAGTGTGAGTTAATGCATTAGCAGAAACAGTAGCGTCACTAGACTGTGATCCATCCGACCCACCATTAACTGTAATAACAAAAGCTGAAGAAGGTATCCAGCCGTAGGTTGTATGAGCAATACCTGGTTTAATATCATTTACAGAAGTGAATGCTGTTAATGCTCCACTAGAAACTGCCCTATCACTTGCTTCAAGTTGGAAATAGTTAAAGTTCAAAGTGTTGCGGCGTGGAACCAAAGTAAATGGTGCAATCACAGACTGCGAACCACCACCAGATTTCTCACCTAGGGCAACGTGCTTTGAAAGTAACAAGTCATACAGGGATTTTTCGTGCATACCAGCAAGGCGAGCCTCGGCGGTCTGTGCGATTATCCTGTCCATCCCGACTTCCTTAGCTGCTTGAGCCTCGAAGTCGCTGCGTTTAAAGGCAGTTATATTTGCCCTTGTTAACGTACATCCTTTACTCTCGTCGACAAGTATATGCCGAGGGGAACAGTTGTATACGTTGGCATTATCTTGTGCCGTACTTTGTAGTGTATTAGTAGCCATATCAGTACTCCTAAAAGGACAAAGATATAACTAAATTTTAAATCTCAAAGAAATACAGTAAAATACACTAAAATAAATTAGTTTTCGAGGTGAAGAATTTAATCGTCCAGGTTGACGACTTTAGAAATCTATACCCAATCTGTTTAGTATATCTTGGCCGGGAGACTCTTGTTCCTCAACACCATCTGAATTAGGGGCAGCTCCGGGGCTTGGACTATTGGTAGCTTTAGGTGTTCGAGTTGGCTTGACCTCTTCTTTTTTCGCTTTGGTCTGCGATTTATTTTTAGTTTGCCGTGTGAACCCTAGTTTATTAAGGCGTTCCTCCTCAATTTTTACACTGTCTTTAGCTCTGGTAGAGAAGTAGTTACCCATTATTTCCATTACGTCACTGCTTGTAAATGTCCAGTGCTTATTAGGATCTGCATTAGCGTACTCTGATGGAGGGACGAATGCTTTATTATCTCTTGTTAAATGTTCGCCTCCATGTTTCTGGAAAGCATCTGATTGCTGAGTAACAAAATCAATTATCCAAGAATGAAGGGGGTCTTCCTGTTCAAATGTTTTCAGACCATAGAATAAATCTAGATATTCCTTTCCAACCTTCTTGGCTGTGTCCATCTCTTGACTGTAGATAGATTCAGCTAGTCCGTCTTCTTCTGGTTTGTCACCATCTAACAGTGATTCGTACTTATTGAATTCTTTTTCAGCCTTGGGCCTGTCCTCAACCTTTCTAATCTTATCCTCAAGTTCACTCTGCTTCTTCTCAAACTCAGACTTCGCCTCACTAATAGCTTGGTCTTTAATCATCTGGCGTTCGAGCTTGCGTTGCTCCGCATTACTCAGTGATGGCTTGTTCCTTTGTATCCACTTAATAAACTCCTCATCATTCTCGTCAAAAGTCCTGTCTGGATCATCGTTATTATCTACATACTCATCTAGATCTGTGTAGAATTGTTGTAGATCATTAGCCATACCCTTGTATTTCTTAGGGTCGACCTGCTCTGCATACCTAGCTAGTTCAATCTCATCACGTTGTTCTGGTAGGTAATCATCAAGGTCATCTTCTTCTACCTCTAGATCTTGAATCGGTTGCTGAACTGGTTGCTCAGGTAAGGATGGTTTATGTCTTGCGATCTCATCCTTAATCGTTTGCCTTATGTCATCCTTAGATAACTCCTGCTTAACGGAAAACTTCTTCTTAGGTTTAGCTTCTTCCTTTTCAGGTTCGGGTTCAGGTTCGGAATCCTCTGCTGTTACCTCAGCTTGCACCTCTTCTGGCTCTGCTTCTGGCTCTGCTTCTGGTTCAGCTTCTTCAACAGGTGGTGGCTCAATGTCTACACCTAGATCTGTGTAAAGAACATCTAGGAAACCGTCATCAGCTCCTTGATCTTCTACTTGAGGTGTTTCTTCTGCCTGTGTTTCTACCTGTTCCTGCTCTAATACTTCTGTCTCTGCCATAAATTACATAGTGATCGGCTGCTCTTGTTGAGGTTGTATCTCTGCGGCTAAGGCTTGAGCTGCTGCTTGTTCCTGTGCCGCTTGTCTCTCAAGCATAGTTCCGCTTTGAGGGTCTGCTTCTTGCCCTCCTCCACCAAGTGCTTCCTTGATTGAGTTAATATCAATTGCATTCTGCTCAACAATGCCAGCCATTTGCTCCATTACTTGCTGCATCTGTTGGTTTGGCCCAGTTAAACTATTATCCTGACCTGTTCCTATCTCTAGCTTGAGATCAGTGCCAGACTTACGGGCAATTTCATTAACAAGTTCAAAGTATTTATCCTTACCCAATGCTTCTAAAACTACTGGAGATTGGCTAACAATCTGGAACACTTGTATTAAAGCTTGGGCTTGCTGAAGATTGGATGCTCTCTCTGAACCATCTCTACTTGTGAAAATATAATCATGACATAACGCACGTTTACTACCAATGATAGTGTACCTACGCTCAAGATCAGGGTCCATCATCTCGGCATCATCTGTATCTATATCGAAGCCAGCCTTCTGTATTACTGCTGGGATATATCTATTCTTAACAGGTAGGTGGATAGTGTTACTGCCCATTGCTACTATTGATTCATAGATTACCCTCTTCATTGCAGCTCGCCCTTCATCAACAGCTTCACTAATAAATGTATAAACAGATTCAGTTGTGTTGCTGATTGTTAAGACCTCAGTTGCACTGGTTTCCCTAGGTGATGGTTGCCCTTGTTCTTGTGGACTCAATGCCATCAGTCTTTCAGATATAGAGATCAACTCAGCTATGGATCTAAATATATTAGTTAACTGTGAGTTAGGTTGGCTTCTGATTATCTTGAATACGTTATCTGGGTTTGTGTCTATTCCAAGGTTAGCAAGTTTCTGGAATGATGCTTCGAGTACATGGGTAGTGGCATAGTAATTCTCACCACTCATAGTCTTCTGAAACTCTTGCCTTAGTTTTAATCCTTCTTCTGTGTCTGGGAATATATCCGTATTAAGAACACCGACATTGAATAGATCAGCCTTCGTAGTCTCTAGTAATTGTGAGAATAGATTAGTTAACTGATCTTGGTAGCTCATTAGTTCGTGAGCCACACTAAGGTTTCTTAATCTGGTATCGTTCTCATTGTAAGAGAATACAGCAGCAGGTGATGAAGGAAGGAACTCTGCAAATATAATTGTAGAATCTCCTGCAACTCTCATGTGTACCCAAACAGGGTGAGGATAATCCCCAATGCCCCACTGGTTAGGTACTAACTTCATAAAGTAATCGGTAACAAACACGGAGGTGTCACCCATTTCTCCTGAGTACATCCCCATGCTGTTCTTCCGATCATTCCAGCTAGTAAGATCATCCTCTGTTCGAGGTGGTACTATCTGTGTGTAGTAGTGGTTAAAGTAAGTTGAGTACTGAGTAAACAAACCTACTGACGCTGTCGTATAACCTACTGAGTCGCGGTTGAAATACATTGGGTTGCTCATCACATCCCTGTACCTAACCACATCCCAGAACCCTACATATTCCGAGCCTGTATCTGAGTTTAGGGATGTCAAAGGATAGGCATTATCCCAAAAGACTCTACTAGGATGGGGGTTGATCCAACTGATCCCTTCCTTTGTGACCTTAGTTTTGGCACGATTGTCGTCGTATTCTGGATTTGCCTTCTCCCATTGAACTTCCCGTTCCCAAGCAGCTCTAGGAAATGCTACGCTGTGACCATATAGGAACATATCCCTGACCACCTGCGTTTGAAAGTGTCTGTAATCATACTGGTCTGACATGATTTCTACCCTTTGAGATAGAACATCAGCCCTAACCTTACCTGTTACCCCTGTAGTTCTAGGTTCATACTTAAAGAAAGGGTATAGGTTATTGTATTTGTTTACCTGTGCAGCCAGCCTTCTAGTTACAAAACTACGAACTAAGTTAATGTTAACCTCAAAGAACTTAGGTAAATCTATTTCATCTGGTTGCCCTGCTGATCCTCGCTTAACGTACTTGTCTGAAACCTTTAGCTTATCTAGTTCCTTAACGCAGCTCGACACGTTGATTCGCTTCTGAGCATACATAACCAAAGGGATAACCCTACTGTTTAGTGGAGTACTATCCCAAGCTAGATCAACAGAACTGTATAGGTGGTGGTTTCGTAGGGAGAAAGTAATTGCCTCAGTTATTCTACTGGCTACCAGCTTCTCCATCTCTTCTCTCTTGTCGATGTCTTTCTGCAAGGCTTTCACCTCACTCTTTTCCATCTTATCCAGCACCTTTTTGGCTGGCAGTTTAGCTGATAGGACTTCCCTTAATCTTTCATTGGTAGTCCCGTGGTCTTTGAGTATATCGAAATCAATCATATCTTGCCTCTAGTTCTGCCTGTTCTTGTAGATAAAACAACAAAGCTATATACGGTGGGACTTTGTTTGTTTGCATCCATTTCTTTAGCTTCCCATATGGAATACAACTGCGAGCTGCAAGTTCTTCGACGGTGACATTAAGAAATTTAGCACAGTGTTTAACTCTGCGTCTGTCCCAGCCTTCTTTAACTCCAGCTTTTCCATGCAGTTGTCCAAGTAGAAATACGCTTGCGGTCAATAGGATTCAGCCTTGGCTTTATTAGCCGCACTGTTTCCCATCATAACAGCAAGCACTGGTGCGGCATCTTCATCAGGTGTATCAGGTTCAGACTTGCTATGAATAGATACTTCCTTAACAGAGAACACTGCTTGATCGTCAGTTCTATCATCAAGTACCCCTGTCACAGTCATCTTGCACTCTTCTCCAACATCTTTAGCGGCCAAGTACCCAGCAAGTTCGGTATCATCGGTCAAATCCAATACAACCTTATCATTTAAATTTGCCATGTTCTTTGTGTGATAACCAATTTTAGTGTCACAATCAAGATAATCCGCAATGAATTAGGTTAGCTCTAATGTCTTTTGCTCTTGGTGCATGAGCTTGCCCGTTCAACTCCAACTTAAATATCGGGTAGGTAACACTATCAAACTTATGGATATACCTACTTCTCTTAGGTTTTGTTGGATCTTTCTTGTCAGCTTCTAGCTTCATTAACATATCAGTTGTGTTAGGGCACAGGGCTGAGACATAGAACTCGTCCTGAAATAACTTACCCGAAAGTAATCTTACCCTAGCTTCAACAGAACCCTGACCTTTAGGGCATCCAATCATTCTTATCCTGCCATTACTGTATCGTTCAAAGTCCCAGCTATCATAGCTTCCCTCACCACCTGGATGCCATTGATTGATAGCACTTGAGTCAGTGATATGTTCATAGTGGAATTCATTATTAACCTTAGTGTTCCAGTAATCCATTCGCTGAAGTATTTGTTGGCACAATCTTTTATATAGATGTCTTTCACCTAGGTAATCCACCTCATCAAAGACAGTCCAGATGTTCCCCCTCTTTGTTGGTATCATCTGAAGGAAAGTGACGGCAGAATATACCTGACCTAAGTCATAGCCTATTATAATAGGATGCCCAACCTTTGGCATTAGACCACTACCCTTCATCTCATCCCCTTTCTTGTGTAGCTCAGGTGCGTAGTAATCTCTGAACAATGCTTCACCACTTGGCCGATCAACCCACTCACCCTCGATTAATCGCCTCCACTCAACTGGATCTGCCTTAAGAATAGACTCAAGGTTCTCGACGTACCCCTCTGGTAAACGCTTTGTGTTCTCCTTAATTGGGACATGGTAGACCTTGTACCTCTTATCCCTCTTGCCATTGTCCTCATCTAGAATGTCTTCAAAGAACTGCTTGTAAACCCAATGGCTTGGCCCTTCAGGGTTGCAGCTTGCAAGAAATTGTTGTGGCCCTCTGATCCCTCGCCTTCTTCCCAACTGTGCAGCAGGGTAACGGAAGTACTCCACTCCATCACATTGAGTAAGCTCATCTACATAGAC